GAGAGCCCGAGCCCCCATTCTCTGATCTCCCTTGACGGGTCAGATCAGGGCGAGTCAGGGCAAACGGCGGCGCATCTCGAGCTGTCGGGCCGGATTGAGCCAAGGCTGGTCACACCGCGATCGACGGATTTGAGTCTCGGCCCTGCCCAAGGGGATTGGGCGCGCCGGTACATGGGTATTGAGCTGATGGCCTGGCAGAAGATCGCTTTGGATGGTCAGCTGGCTGTCGATGCGAAAGGTGACTTCCTCTTTCGTGAGGCGTTGATTTCGACTGGTCGGCAACAGGGGAAGTCGGTAGCGTTGCGGGCGTTGGCGGGATGGTTTCTCGCGGATGAGGCACGAAGGAGGGGCCGTCCCGTCAACGTTCTGCTAGTGGCCAACAAGCTCGACCGTTCAATGCCGATGTTTCGGGAGCTCGCGCTGTTCCTCGAGGACAAGTTCGGCGCCACTATCCGCTGGTCAAACGGTTCCCAGGCGGTCACGATGCCCGACGGGTCGACGTTCCGGGTCGCCGCCGCGAAGGACAACATCCACGGCCTCACCCTTGACCTCATCCTGGTCGATGAAGTGTGGGACATCGCCCCGTCGGTGATCTTCGACGCTCTCCGGCCGTCCATGATCGCCGTCAAGAACCCGTTGCTCTCCATGTGGTCCACGGCCGGCGACCAGTCCTCGACCCTTATGCTCAAGCTGCGGGAGCAGGCGATCGCCGCGATCGACGCCGGCCGACCCGGCCGCCTGTTTTTCGCCGAATGGTCCCCGCCGCCCGGTATCAACCCCGACGACCGCCGCTGGTGGCCGTGGGCCAACCCCGCGCTGGGCACGACCGTCACTTGGGATGCTCTCGAGGCAGCCGCCGACGGCGGTGACCGCGCCGCATTCCTTCGCGCCCACTTGAACCTTTGGGTCGCAGCTGCCAAAGCCTGGCTACCTGTCGGCACCTGGGAGCCGCTAGAAAGCCCGGAGAGGCCCACAGGAGGCGTTCTAAGCGTCGAAGCGTCCGTTGACGAAGGCAGATACGTCGGAGTGCGCTGCGCCCAAGCAGACGGCCTCGTCCACGCGAGCGTCGAGTTCACCGTCGACAACGCCGACGCCTGCTGGGTTGAGATCGAGCGCGTCATGGCCGACCAAACCATCGCCCTCACCGTCACACCCGGCCTCGAGGTCTTGGCCCCGCCCCATCTGCGCCGCCGCATGACGATCGTGGGCTACGGCGAGCTCCTCAAGTTCACGCCAACCGTCCGGTCGCTCATCCTCGAGGGCCGGCTTCGGCACGATGGTTCGGTCGCCCTCGCGGAGCATGTCAACCGGGCCGTGGCCGTCAAGACGAACAATTCGATCGTGCTGTCGTCGCAGAAGTCGCCGGGCCCGATCGAACTTGCCCGTGCGATGGTGTGGGCCGCCGCGCTCGCGGCCCGGCCGACCACCCGGCAAAAGCCTGCGTTCGCCGCCTACTGACCATCCACACTTTGTCCACAGGCTGGGGATAAACTCCGCGGCGTGGGACTCTTCTCGCGTCGGAACATGACGCCCGCTTTCGGCGTCGACGTCCGCGCCCAAGCCGGCGCCGCCCAACAGGCCACAATCAACGCGACATACACCTACACCGTTGGCACCGGCGAACTACGCGCCCTCCAGCTGCCGACGATCTCTCGAGCCCGTGACCTCATCGCCTCGATGATCGCCTGCCTCGATCTTCGCGCCTACCGCCTCGCCTGGGACCCCCAGGAGGAGGAATACGAGAAGATCTACGTCGAGGGCGAGTCCTGGTTCACTCGTCCCGACCCGGCCGTGACCCGCAACTTCATCATGGCCAACACGTTCAGCGACCTGCTGTTCTACGGCCGCGCCTTTTGGCTCATCACCGGCCGCTACTCCACCGGCTTCCCCGCATCGTTCAAGTGGCTTCCCGCGGCCAACATCACCACCCTTGATCAGGGTGGCCCGGCCTGGTTTCAACCGTCAGATCAAGTCCAGTTCAACGGCGTCGAAGTCGACTCAAAGAACCTCGTCCAGTTCCTCGCACCGATGATGGGCATCGTCTACTCCGGCGCAGCTGCGATCGACACCGCCTACAAACTCGACAACGCTGCCCGCCGCTTCGCCTCCAACGAGATCGCGGCCGGCTACCTCCAACAGCGCGGCGGCGAACCGATGAGCTCCGAAGATCTCGGTGAACTCGCAGCAGCATGGTCGGCAGCACGTCAACGCAACGCCATCGGCGCACTCAACGAGTTCGTCGAATGGAAAGAGTTTGACGCCGACCCCTCCAAACTCCAGCTGGTAGAGGCGCGTCAGTACCAGGCCCTAGAGCTGGCGCGTCTCGCCAACATCCCGCCCTACCTTGTCGGAGCACCCACCGGCACGGGAATGACCTACCAAAACGCGCTCCAAGCCCGCCAGGACCTCTACCTATTCGGCGCCAAGCCCTACCTCGACTGTATTCAAGAAACGCTGTCGGGGAACAACGTGCTCCCCGCCGGTAAGCACGTCGAGTTTGACCTTGACGACTATCTCGGCGACAACGACCTCGTCGAATCCCCGCTCGTCACCACACCCACATCCGACCGGATGTACGAGGACTCCAATGACTGAACAGAAACTCACACTCACATCGGGCACTTTCACGATCGACGCCGCTCGAACCGCTGCCGAGCCGTCGCGGTCCATTACCGGACTCGCCGTACCGTGGAATGTCGCCACCGTTGACTCGCTCGGCACCAAAGTCATGTTCATGCCGGGATCGTTGCCCGAGGACGGCCGCCCGCCGCGTCTGCTCGAGTCGCATGACCCGACCAAGGTTCGTGGCCTGGTCACCGAGCGAGTCAACACTTCCGAGGGCATGATGTTCACCGCGAAGCTCGCCGAAACGGCAGCTGCGAACGACACGATGGCGCTGCTACTCATGGGCGCCTACGACAGCGTCAGCGTCGGCGTCGTGCCCACCAAGTTCTCCTTCAACAACGAAGGAACCATGATCGTCGAGGAAGGTCGCTGGACCGAATTGTCGATCGTAGCGGAACCTGCCTTTGAGCAGGCCCGCATTGAAAAGGTCGCCGCCTCGAGCCCCGAGGACGACACGCCCGACGAAGAACAACCAACCACACCAGAGCCCGAGGAGGACTCAATGGACAACCAGACCCCGGTCGAGGCTGCTGCCCCGGCCATCATCCCCACGGTGCCGCTGTACGCGGAACCGCGCCGCGAGTTCAAGATGCCGTCCCCCGGCGAATGGATTGCGGCAGCTGTCGAAGGCGGCAGCCGTTTCGCCGAACTCCAGGCCAAGATCAAGGCCGCCGCACCCGACGTCACCACCGGCGACCTCGATGGCGTCATGCCGACCCCGGTGGTCGGCCCGGTCTACAACAACTTCCGCGGCTTGCGCCCCGTGATCGACGCTGTTGGCTCCCGCGCGATGCCCCAGGGCGGCAAGGTGTTCATCCGGCCCGTCGTGGGCACTCACACGTCGATTGGCACCGTCACCCAGGGCAACACGATCACCGCTGGCACGTTCGTCGTGAACGACGTTCAGGTGACCAAGGCGATCTACGGCGGCTACGTTGAGCTGTCCGAAGCGTCGATCGACTGGTCCAGCCCCGAAGTGCTTGGCGCCCTCGTTGACGACATGGCCCGCATCTATGCCAATCAGACCGACGACGTCGCAGCCGACGCACTCGTGTCCGGTGCGACCAACACCAACAACTTCACCGGCGCCAGCGGCGCAGACCCGGCCTACTGGGTCGAGTGGATTTACGAGGCCGCCTCGGACATCCTCACCGCGTCCAACGGCAACCTGCCCACCCACCTGTTCGTTTCGCCGAACATTTGGAAGCAGCTCGGCTCGCTGGCCGACACCGCCGACCGCCCGCTGTTCCCGCAGGTCGGCCCGATGAACGCCTACGGCACCATGACCCCCGGAACCGCAGACGCCACCGCGTTCGGCCTCCGCGTCGTCGTGGACCGCAACTTTGCCCTCAACACCCTCATCATCGGCAACGCCGACGGCTTTGAGTGTTGGGAACAGCAGAAGGGCGTCGTCAGCATCGAAAACCCGAGCCTGCTCGCTCGCACGATCGCTTTCCGCGGCTACTTCGCCCCGGTCATGGTCGACGCAAGCAAGTTCATCAAGGCCGCTTTCGTCTGACCTGAATTGAGGACTTGAATCATGGCGACGTTCAACATTTCCCACCGCATGCGGCTGGATGACGTCGTCGTGATTCAGACCCTCACGGAGACCGACATAGCTGTCGGGCAGTCGATCACCGTGGCAGGGCTGGGGAACGGGATGGACGGCACCTTCGTCGTCATCGCCGTTCCCCAGTTCCTATTCACGGGAGTGTCCTACCAAGGCGACCTCACGTTCAACACGGACGTCGTGATTCCGAACCAGTTGGCCTACATCGACGCGGGCGACACCGTCGAACGCGACGCAGCCGACCCGTTCGGAACACTCACTTGGTCGATCACCTGTACCTGGACCACATCGGCCAACGTCGAACAGTTCCTCGGAATTGCGACAGGCACCGCCAACGACACCGCCTACATCGCCACCTGCGTCGCCGCCGCGAACGCCTGGGCGTTCCGTAAGCGCGTCGAGGCCGGCTACACCGACTCGGCCACCACCAGCCCATCCAGCGACGTCACCCTCGGCACCACGCTCTACGCGGCCGCCTTGTACCGAGAACGCGGCTCCATCGACTCATTCCAAACCTTTGAGGTCATGACGCCGTCCACCACCGGCTTCAACATGGGCCGAATCCACCAGCTGCTCGGCATCAACAGGAGCCAGGTGGCTTGAAGTGGCTGCGACAGGCATCTTCGCGGAAGCGCGCACAGCGATCATCAACCGCATCACATCCCTCGGCCTGGTACCCGTCACCGACCCGAGAAACGCTCGGCCACTCACCGTATTCGTCGAGCTCCCAACCTTCACGAGTTTCACCTACAACGTGGGCGATCTCACCTTCACCCTTCGGGTCCTGGCAGCCCCACCCGGCAACCAAGACTCAGCCGACTGGCTCTTGACCACCATTGACACTCTCATGGCAGATCAAGGGCTGGCCGTCACCAGCGGCCAACCGTCGCTGGCCATCATCGGAAGCCAGGAACTCCCGGCCTACGACCTCACCGTCCGCATCGCCTCCAGGCGAAACTAACAAAGGAGCCACATGGCCACCACAACCTTCCTGTCGAACGCAACCGTCGCCATCGGCGCCGTCGACGTATCCGACCAAGTCCAGTCCGTCACCCTCACCGTCGGCTTCGACCAGCTCGAGACAACCGCAATGGGTTCCAACGGCCGCAGCTACACCAAGGGCCTCCAGTCCGTCGACGTGACCCTCACCATGTTCAACAGCTACGGCGCTTCGGAGATTGAGGCGACCCTGTTCGACGTGTGCGGCGACGACGCGGTCACCCTGACCATCTCGCCGTCGGGCACCACCGAATCGGCCACGAACCCCGAATACACGATCACCGGCGCGTTCCTCTCGAACTTCACGCCAGTCGTGTCCAGCGTCGGGGAGCTGTCGATGGTCAACGTGACCTTCACCGGCGGCACCTGGGCCCGCGACATCGTCACCCCGTAATCCAACCCAATTAGGAGCCCGACAATGATTGGAATGGACCTGAAAGTCATTATGGACGACGGCAGCGAACACATCGCACCGATCACCTACGCCGTCGCCTGCGCCTGGGAAGATCACCACCCAGGCAAGGCGGCGGCCTCCATGTTCGACCCAATCCAGTTCAAGCAAATCTGCTACCTCGCCTACGAAGCCCTGCGAAAGTCCAAGATCACCGTCAAGGTGTGGCCGCAGTTCATTGACACCGTGGCAGACGTCCAGTTAGTCCCAAAAGAACGCCAGGACAAGCCCAGTATCACGTCAACCTGATCGCACAGCTCGCCATACGCACCGGCATCAGCCCGGCCGCGCTACTCGAGACGCCGCCAACGATCATTGACGAGATGGTGCGGCTCCTGGTCGAATCAGACCAGCAAAGGAGCGTGAAATGAGCATCGAAGTCCGAGGCCTCAAAGAAGCACTCCGCGACCTCCAAAAGCTCGAGCCCGAGCTGCGCAAAGAGATCAACAAGGACATCCGCAAAACCGTCCGCCCGCTGGTCGACAACATCAACGGCCGCATCCCCGGCGCGCCACCGCTGTCCGGCATGGCCCACAACGGGCGCACCGGCTGGGCCCGCAAAAAGCCCGTGGCCATCAAAATCGACGCTCGAGCACCCCGCAACCGCCCCAACCGGCCCTTCCAGTCAATCGTCAGCGTCGTCCGCGTCGGCACCAAAGACGCCCCAACCGCGATCGTCGACATGGCCGGCAAGGCCGGAGGCGGCAGCTCACGCCGCGCCCCCCAATACAGGCGCCCAAATTTTGCCCGCGCTCTATCCAGCCGCCTTGGCCAACCCTCCCGATTCATGTGGCGCGACATCGAAAACGATCTTGAGCTCATCCAACGCGAACTTGAACCCATCGTCGACCGCGTCGAAGCAGCTCTCAACCGCGACCTGAAAACGAGCTTCTAATGGCAATCAACATCCCCATCGTCACAGACTTCAACTCCAAAGGCCTACAAGACGCCTCCAACGCCTTCACCAACTTCCGCACCAAGGTCAGCGAAGCCGACGGCGCCATGGGCAAAATGAAAGCCGGATTCGGAGCCGCGGCCGACACCATGAAAGCCAACGCCGGAGCCTTCGCAGCTGCGGCCGGCGCCGCCATCCTCGGCTTCGTCGTCGACGCCATCGGCGACTTCCAAAAACTCGCCCTCGAGGTCGACAAATTCAGCAACATCACCGGCCTAGCGGCCGAGGAAGCCTCGCGCTTCGTTGAAGTGGCCGGTGATCTCGGCATTGAGGCCAGCACCGTGTCCGGCGCACTCAACAAAATGAACAGGGCCGTCATTGACAACGCCGAAGCCTTCTCCGATCTTGGCATTGAGATCGCCCGCACTTCCGGCGGCGCAACCGACGTGAACCGCACCTTCCTCAATGTGATCGACCGGCTTCGCGCCATCCAGGACCCGGCCGCTCGAGCATCCGCCGCCACCAAACTTCTTGGCAAATCGTGGACCGAAGTGTCGGAGCTCATTGAGATGGGCGCCGTTGATCTTGAGCGGGCGCTTAGCGCGGTCGGCGACGCCAAGATCATCGACGAGGCCGAAATACAAAAGGCCAAAGAGTTCCGCGCCGCCCAAGACGCGCTTCGCGACGCCTTCGAGCAGTTCGCCATTGTTGTCGCCGAGGAAATCGTCCCGGTATTGAGCGAAATGCTTGACGGCGTAGCCAAACTTCTGGACGAAACCAGCACATGGGGACGCATCACCAAAGGCGTGTCCGCCCTCATCCGCCGCGACATGGACGACCTCGCCGACGCCATCATGGGCCCCGGGGGAGTCACCGACGCTGTCGACGACGGCACCCGGGCTTGGCAAGACGGCTACCGCGCCATGATCGACGCCCAATACGCCCTCCAAGGCATCGACGCAGCCACCCGCGACGTAGATACCGCCTACGCCAAACTTCTCGGCAGACTCGACGAACGCGAAGCTTGGAACAACCTCGTTGACGACATTGACCGGGCTGGCGAACAAGCCAAAGAAGCATTCGAGAAAGACATGCCCAACGCGCTCGGCATCTCAATGCGAAGCCTGGACGACGCCCGCCGCAGCCTCGGCGAATACATCGCCCAAGCCAACAACATCCCTGCGGAACGTAAAACCGCCTACATAGCCGCATTGGACACAGCCTCTTGGGAACAGGTGCGCTCCATGCTTGACGCCTTGGCGATCGCTCGAGCAGTCCCCTACCAGCCCGTCCTGTCCCCCGGTTTCCCCGGCGGACCTGTCGAGCAAGGCCCCGGCGGCCGACCAATCGGCACGCCACCAATCAGCCAAAACCCGAAGCTGCGCCAAATGAGCCTCATGCCGACCACCACGGGCGGCAACGTCATCGTCAACGTCGGCGGCTCCGTCACCACCGAAAACGACCTCGTCGAAGCAATCCGCAAAGGCCTCGTCAACTCCCAGCGCAACGGCTCCGGCCTCGTCTACAGCAACTTCTAATGACTCTGCCCTGCCAACCCGTTGTCCAAATCCGGCTCGGCACAGGAGCCGGGTTCGGCGACGTGTTCGTCCTCGGCGACCTTGACGACGGCATCCTTGGCGAAAACGTCCTCGGCACAGCCGTCGTAGACGTCGTTGATGTCTCGAGCACGGTTCAACGCATCTCGATCAGGCGTGGCCGTGACCGAATGTTTGAGCAATACACGCCAGGCCAGGCCGTCGTCCAATTCCAAGACTTCACCGGCGACTGGAACCCTGACAACGCCGCCAGCCCGTACTACGGCCAAATCCTGCCGATGCGGCAAGTCAAAATCCACACGACCTATTCGGGCACGACCTACAACCTGTTCACCGGCTTCATCACCAGCTGGGACTGGACGTGGGCCGACCAATCCGCCGACTACGCAATCGTCACCCTTAGCCTGATCGACGCCTTCCGGCTCCTACAGCTGTCCGAAGTCACGACCGTCACAGGCGCAGGCAACAAAGACCTTCCCGGAACCCGCATCGGCCTCATCCTTGACCAAATCGACTGGCCGTCCACCCTGCGCAACATCGACACCGGCGACACCGAACTACAAAACGACCCAGGAAACGCCCGCCAAGCCCTCGCCGCCTGCCAAGTCATCGAACAATCCGACTTGGGCGCCTTCTTCATCGACGGCAACGGCTTCGTCACCTACCTGTCCCGCGTCACCCTCTCCCAAATGGCTTCGGGAACCGCCACCGTATTCGACGACGACGGCACAGACATCGCCTACCAAAACCTCGACATCAACCTTGACGAAACCGAATTAGCCAACCAAGTCACATTCACCCGGCTTGGCGGCTCCGCCCAAACAGTCTCCGACGCCGCCAGCATCTCCGACTACTTCCTCCGTTCCTACAGCCGCGACGGCCTCATGATGGAAACCAACGCCACCGCCCTAGCTCGAGCCACCAGCGTGTTGAACTACCGCAAAACGCCCCGCCTTCGCGTCGACTCCATCACCCTCGACCTCTCAAGCGTCTCCAACCGAGTCCCCGCCGGCCTCGGCCTCGACATCGGCCACCCCATCGTCGTCAACCGCAGCATGGCCGGCGGCACCGGCTTCGACGTCCGCGTCACCATCAACGGCATCAACCACGACATCACACCCGAACGCTGGACCACCAGCTTCACCACCGCCTACCCGCTATCCACCGCGTTCATCCTCGGCTCCGCCCAATTCGGTATCCTGGGCACCAACACCCTCTAGGAGACACACATGGCCACCTACCCGCTATCAGAGGCATACGCAGACGGCCAAGTCCTCACGGCCGCCAACGTCAACTCGATCACCGAAGGTGTCAACGACATCGCGTTTGGCGTATTCAACGCTCAAACAGGCACCACCTACACCCTGGTGCTCACCGACGTCGCCAAAGTCGTCAGCCTCACAAACGCCTCCGCGATCACCTTGACCATCCCCACCAACGCATCTGTAGCGTTTCCGCTCGGTACTCAAATCCTGCTCTACCAGGGTGGGGCAGGCCAAGTCACCGTCGGCGGCGCAGGCGTCACTATCCGTAGTCAAGGCACCAAACTCAAACTGTTTGGCCAGTACGCCGTCGGAGGCCTACTCAAGGTGGGAACTGACGAGTGGGTGCTGTTTGGGAACTTGAACACATGATTATCGCGGCAAAAGCGGCCACAGGGTCCGCAGAACAAAAGATTGTGGCAACAGGCGGTACCGTAACGACTGTCGGCGGCTACAAAATTCACACCTTTACATCGTCGGGCACATTCACCGTCACCACCGCCCCTGGTGGCGCCACAGTTGACATCCTTGTTGTTTCAGGTGGCGCAGGTGGGGGCCAACTTGGTAATCAAGGCGGCTCCGGTGGCGGCGGCGCTGGCGGCACAAAAGAGTTCTCAACTGTCGCAATCTCGGCAACTTCGTACACCGTCACAATCGGTGGTGGAGGCGGGTCAACAGCGGACGGAGTGGCTTCGTCAATCGGCGCATTGGCCTCGACGACTGGCGGCGGTAAAGGTGGCTACGCCAGCGCTGGCCCTGGCACGGGCGGTTCAGGCGGCGGCGGCGCGGGAGGATTTCAGACAGGCAATACAGGCCAGTCCAACGGAGCCGCAGGCACATCAGGTCAAGGCAACACCGGAGGCAACGGCGGCGCAGGTTCAGGCACCGCGCTCAGTTCTAAAGGCGGTGGAGGTGGCGGTGGTGGCGGCGCGTCCGCTGTAGGTGCGAACGGAAGCGGCGCGGCAAGCAACTCCAACGGTGGCAACGGTGGCAACGGACTAGCAAGCAGTTATTCAGGCGCGTCAGTCACTTACGGCGGCGGGGGCGGCGGTTCGGCAGGAGTAAAAGACATTAGCACCGCAACTTACGGAACGCCCGGCAACGGCGGAACAGGCGGCGGTGGAGCAGGAGCCACGACCGGCAACGGAACCAACGGCACAGCCAATACGGGTGGCGGCGGCGGCGCGGCCGGGACGGGCGGTTCAGCAGGCAATGGTGGGTCCGGCATCGTGATCGTGAGGTATCCGGCCTAATGGCACACTTCGCACAAATCGACAACAACAACATCGTCACAAGCGTCCTCGTGGTCCCCGACGAACAAGAACATCGAGGCCATGACTTCCTTGCGATAGATCTAGGTCTTGGCGGCCAATGGATACAAACGTCCTACAACCGTCGCATCCGCAAAAATTACGCAGGAATTGGCTACACCTACGACCCGGCCCGCGACGCCTTCATCCCGCCCCAACCACATCCCAACGCGGTGCTAAACGAAAGCACCTGCGTTTGGGTGCTACCCGACAATGAGTAGGCCATACACCGGATTTGACGGCTACACCAAAGCCGCCACACCTGGCCTTGAGGCGCTCCGCGACATCATCCTTTACCTGAACCCACAACTGCGTCACCTTGGCTCGTATGCGAAACGAGACATGAAAGGCAAACCCGGCTTGCCGTCCGTTCATGCCACCGGCCGCGCCTGCGACATCGGCTTTACCGCCAAAACCCACATTGAGCCAGTCATCCGTTGGCTCGTCGATAACGCCGACACCCTCGGCATCGAAATGGTCGCCGACTACTGGCCGAAACCCTGGGGCCGTGCCTGGCGTTGCGACCGGGCCCGCTGGAAGGTCTACGACCGGCGCACGATCGCCGGAGCCCCCGGCGGCCAATGGATACACTTCGAGATCAGCCCGACGCACACAGACCGCGCCGTCATGGACGCCGCCATCCTGAAAGCATTGGGACAATGAACATCGCCAACCCCAGCAAAGCGCTCCTGGCCTTGGCCGCCATGATCTGTATCACCATCCTGCTCGCCGTCGAGCGCATCCCCAGCGAAGCCGGCACCGGCCTCCTCGGAAGCCTGCTCGGCTACGTCATCGGCAACGGAGTCGGCGCCAAGCAAGGCGTCCCGATCGACCCCATCATCGGCCGTAAACCCAAGGCTTGACCTCAGCCGGGCGAGTCGGTAGACCGTCCGCACCCAACTGACGACCCGACCGTCGAGGAGGCAATCATGTCCACCACCCGTTTGGTTATTGGCGTTACAACCGCCCTAGCCCTACTTCTCGCCTGGATAGGCCAGGACGGCCTGAACGAGGCTCCTAAAGCCACACAGGCCCCAATGGTGAGCATCCAGCCCACACCACCCACCGTCACCACCACATCGACCTCGACGACTACGTCCACGTCGACTACGGTGCCGGCCCCGACCACCACCGCATACGTCCCGGCCCTCGTCGGGCCCGACACCGTCTGCGCCGAATGGGCTCCACTCATGCTTGAGGAAGGTTGGCCAGCCGACCGGCAGGTGCTTGAGACCGCGCTGGCGATCATGTACCGCGAATCCCGCTGCCAGCCGACAGCCGACTCCGGCCCCGACCACGGTCTGTTCCAGGTCAACGTCTTTTGGAGCTCGGACCGATCGAACCCGCCCTACTGGCTGGCGTCCAAAGGCATTGCCAACAACCACGACGAGCTGTTCGACCCGCGCATCAACGTCCGCGCCGCCCTCGCGATCTACTACTACTCGCTCGAGCGCAACGGCGATGGTTTCTTGCCCTGGACGACCTACAGCGGGAAACCGTCCACCACGACGCCATAGGCGTGTGATAAACACTCGTTCGTGACCTACGAACGGCAGATAACCGGCAAGCCCATCCGGGCCTTATGCGCCGGCTGCGACGCCGTCATCGAAGGCCACGACATCGTCCGATGGGACGCAACCGCATGGGCCTGCTGGTGCTGGCCCTGCTTCAAACGCCAATACCTGCCGAACCTGGCCCGACTACAGGAGCTCGACCAATGAACCTCGACAACTACGTCGACGTACCAACCCGCCTCAAACTCGCCTTAGAGAAATGGCCCGACCTACGAGTGGCCGAACTTGACCACGAAATCATCGAGGTCGACGGCAAACCATTCCTGGTATGCCGCGTCACCGTATGGCGCTCCGTCGATGACCCGCGGCCGGCCGTCGGATCCGCATGGGAACCACTCCCCGGCAAAACGCCGTACACCAAAGACTCCGAATGGATGGTCGGCTTCACCTCGGCGCTCGGCCGTGCGCTCGGCTACATGGGCATCGGCATTACCAGCTCGATCGCATCAGCCAACGAAGTTGCCGCCCGCCAAGACAACAAGCCGACCACCATGTCGCCCCGCTCCGCAGCCGAAGGCCCAACCGACGCACAGATGCGGATGCTTAAGGCGCTCGGCTCAACAGCTCGACCCGCCACTAAGCGCGAAGCCTCACAGCTCATCGACGAACTGAAGGCGTCCACCATGACCGAGGAGGAGCCGTTCTGATGCCCGAACAACTTGACCTATTCACGAGCCTCGCCCCGACCCCGTTTGAGAAAGGCATGGCCGCCTCGGCCAAAGCAGCCGCCAAATGGACACCTGACCAGGTGCGCCAAGTCGATGACGCGATCGCAGCGTGCCGAAAGTTTCAGCCCGAGTTCACCGCCGACGACATTTGGAGCCGCCTACCCAAAGGCTTCCCAGTCACCAAAGGCCTCGCGGCTCGATTGAACGCAGCTGCGAACCGCGGCCTCATCATGGCCACCGACCGCACCCGCAAATCGGCCCGCACCGACGACCACGGCCACGGCCAACGCCTGACCATTTGGCGCAGCCTATGAAGATCAGCGAAGCCGCCTTTCAAGCCGTGGTTATTGACCTGGCCCGTTGGCATGGCTGGCTGGTGTTTCACCCGCTACCCGCGCAGAACGCTCGAGGACGGTGGCGCACCGCGCAGGCCGGAGACACCGGCTTCCCCGACCTTGTCCTCGCCCACCCGAAACGCGGCGTGATCTTCGCCGAGTTGAAGTCCGCGATCGGCAAGTTGTCCGACACGCAACAAACCTGGCTCGCCACGCTCAAGCAGGCCGGAGCCGAAGTGTATGTCTGGCGCCCCGCGGACATCGAACAAATCAAAGCAGTCCTACAGGAGAACAAACCGTGAGCCCCGACATCAACGCCATGATTCAGCAAGTCCACGAAGCCACCCGCGCAATGGAACTAGCCACCAGCCACATCCACGAGCTGAACGCCCGCCTCCACGACCTTGAGATCGAGAACCAACGCCTCCGCGATCGCTTGGCCGACAAGGAAGCCGAGCTGGTCGGCCAACGCGCCATTCTCAACGCTGTCCGTGACCGCCTGCGC